AAGCCAGATGCTGTTACTTGGACTAAAGTCAAAGCCGATATGGACAAACAAGATGCATTTGCATCACAAAAAGTAATAAACGAAGAAGCAAGAGCTTATCTAGCATCTACTGATTGGTATGCAGTCAGAGAAGCAGAGGGCGGGACTGCTATGCCCTCTGATGTAAAAACTAAAAGAGCAGCAGAACGTGCTAAGGTTGTGGATTACGCAGACTTTAGTGGATAGGAGTAAACAATGGCATCATTAGCAACAAAGGTAAAACTTTACTGCGAGGCTAACTCAAAGACTGTAGACTTTACAAAAGATGTTTTGCTTCAAAACGATTCTGATGGTAAAGGCGATTACATTAAAGAATGGAATGTTTCAGGTCTAGATAAACCAACAGATGAACAACTTGCTGCACAAGAGGCAGCAGGTAATACTGAAGAAGCAAACAACGTTGTAAGGGCTACACGTAGAGCGGCCTATGGGGATATCGGCGATCAACTTGATGAAATGTATAAAGACATGGATGCATGGAAAGCCAGAATTAAAGGTATTAAAGACGCAAACCCTAAATCATAAGGAGTAAGTATTGGTATCTCAGTTAAAGGTTAATGAAATAGTACAACAATCTGGATCTAACCTAACATTAGGTGGGTCTGGAGATAATATTGTGTTAGGCTCTGGTGCCACAACCTCTTTTGGGAAAATAGGTCAAGTTCTTTCAACTACAAAAACAGATACATTTGGAACTTCATCTAATTCTTTTGTAGATATCACGGGTTTTTCGGTCAACATAACACCGTCAAGCACATCAAGTAAAATATTTTTAACAGCCACTTTTAATTGGACAGGTGTAAATGGTGCAACCGCTGCTTTCTGTCAGTTAGTCAGAGATACAACTGCTCTTTGTAATGGAGACGCATCTGGAAGTAGAGCGTCAGTTACTGGTGCAAATATTGTTTCTGATAATAATGTTAGTGAACAAGGTGCTGCTTCTTTTCTAGATAGTCCATCAAGCACATCAAGTTTAACATATAAAATGCAATTGAAATCATCTGCTTCTGGAACGGTTTATATGAACAGAACTTCTGACGACTCAGACAACTCTACAAGGGCAAGAGGCTCATCGACAATTACAGTTATGGAAGTTTTACCATGACCAGTAAACTCAAAGTAAATCTCATCAATGACAGCGGTGATAATAATCTTATCACGTCTAATGGTTCTGGTAGTGTAACTCTTGGTGCAGCTTTTCCTGCTGTTGGTAAGATTGGTCAGGTGTTACAGGCAGAGTATGGTACAGCAGTAACTTTAAATACATCCGGTTTTACTGACACTGGTTTATCTTTAGCCATAACTCCCTCAGCCACATCAAGTAAAATTTTAGTATCTGTGGTGCAAAGTATTTATCTAGATGGTGGTGGTGCGGGTATAACTTTAAGAATTTTAAGAGGGTCTACTGAAGTTTTTGGACAACCAGTTAATTATGCAAGATACCATGGTTCTGCTAGTAATGAGAGAATTTTTTATCCTATACAATATCTTGACAGCCCCTCAACTACAAGTGCAACCACTTACAAAACACAAGGCGTAGGTGCATTTGGTAGTGGTCACAAAGTTCAACATGATAGTATAAAAAGCACAATAACCTTAATGGAGGTACTTGCATAATGGCACTTAATACATTACCCGCAGGAGCTTTTGCAGATGATGCAATTACTTCAGCAAAAATTAATTTAGCTAACACATTTGCTTTTACAGGCACCGTCACAGGGACTGCTTATGATTCAAAGTTGTTACATATAAGAGATGAAAAAACTTCAAGCACACAGGGCGGTACTGCGACTGCAGGTGATGATCAAATAAGAGATTTAAACACAGTTGTAACTAATGAGATAACTGGTGCTAGTTTAGGTTCTAACAGAATAACTTTACCAGCAGGCACTTATTATATAGAAGCTTGGGCAGGTAAATATCAGACAGATATGAACAGAGCTTTTTTATATAATCAAAGTGACTCTAGTGTTACCATTTTAGGACATAGTAATTTTAGTGACGATAATAATCAGGGGTATATGATTTCATTTGTAAAGGGTAGATTTACAATTTCTGCAGAAAAACTTTTTGAGATTAGACATTATGGTGAAAAAGCACAGTCTAACAATGGTCTTGGAATAAGTGTAGCCGACAGTAGAACAAATGTTTATACAGATGTTCAAATATGGAAAGTCGCATAATGGCCTGGGTAAAAATTGATAACAATATAATTATACAAAAACAACCTTATCAGGAAGAAGGTTTTGTAGAAGCACCAGATAATGTAATTTGTGGAATGATTAAAGAGGGTGATTCTTTTGTCAATCCTCCTGAAACATTAGATAATGCATTAGGTAATTTAAGATTTAAAAGAAACAGTTTATTAGCAGAAACAGATTGGTGGGGTGCCTCTGACAACACCATGACAGACGCACAGAAAAAATATAGACAAGATTTAAGAGATTTAACAAACGGATTAGATACTGTGGATAAGATTAATGCAGTTGTCTGGCCGACAAAACCGTGATAATTTAAGGTATGCCATCAACATTTTCAGATAGATTAAAACTAGAACTACAAGCATCAGGCGAAAACTCTGGTACTTGGGGTGATAAAACTAATAACAATCTTAGTGTTTTAGACGCTTTTGCAGGTGGATATTTGTCAAAAAGCGTTGCAGGATCTTCTGACGTAACATTGACCACGGCCAACGCATCACCGACAGCAGAGTCATCTAATAAAGTTATTGAATTGACTGGGACACTTACTGGTAACATCACAGTTTTTATACCTGCAAAAGAAAATAATTATGTATTTTTTAATAATACATCAGGCTCACACACACTCACAGTCGCTGCTACAGGGCACACTGCAAACGGTGTAGCCATAACACAAGGTGGTCATGCACATGTTTATTGTGATGGGTCATCTAATTTCAATGTAGAAAATGTTTTTGGTGCGATGGGTTCGGTTGCGGCTAAAGCAATAACCATGACCGGTAATGTGGCACTGGGTGATAACAATTATGTTAACTTTGGTGCAGGCACGGATTTACAAATTTATCACAACGGCACCGATAGTATTATTGAAAACAACACAGGTGAGTTAAACATACAAGGTGACAACATTACTATAAGATCAGATGCTGCAACTGAAACATTCTTAACCATGGATGTAAACAATGGTGTAGACATCTTTCACGACAATGTAAAAAAGTTTGAAACAACATCAGCAGGTGCAACGGTAACAGGTGCATTAACCGTAACTACAACTGTAGCTGCTACTAATATTGGTAACATTACAGCTAGAAATCTTATTACTACAACTAGCACATCAGCACCTAGCAGTGGCACTGGAGCCGATGGAGATTTCTATCTAATCCATGATGCATAATGGCTAGTCAATGGTTTGTTAAAGTCAGTGGTGCTTTCAAAGAAGTTAATGAAGCTTTTGTAAAAGTATCTGGTAACTGGAAAGAGATACAAGAAGGTTACATTAAAGTCAGTGGTGCATGGAAAAAATTTTATCAAGCATTTGTTGCCACTGCATTTACAACTCAAACATCTACAACAACAGTGACTGTGCCATCAGGTGCTAATGCTATTCACGTACGACAAGCGGTCGGAGGTGGAGCAGCAGGTGTTAGTGGTGCAGAATATGATAAGTCAGGTGGTGAGTCAGGAGGCACAGGTGGTGGATCAGGTGCTTATGTAGCAAATCAAGTATTCACTGTGGTTGAAGGCGAAACTTTGACTTTAACAATTGGCACACCAGGTACAAATAGTCAACAGGGCTCTTATCCAAACTATAGTGCTGAGAGTGGTAATAATACACAATTAGCAGGTTCATCTACAGGAACTTTATTTACACTTGGTGGTGGTGGAGGCGGCGGATCATCAGGTGGTTCTTCACCAAATGGTAGCGTAAGAACTAACACAGCCTCATCCGGCGGCACGGTTTCTAATTTAGGCACTGTTTTAACATCAGGGACATTTAAAGAGTCTGATGGTTCTGAGTCAACAATACCCTCTGCAACAAGTTTAGTGGGCGGCGTTATAACCTCTTATAATCAATCTGGGTCAGGCGTTGCAGGTACCATAGGTGTTAACTGTTCAGGCGATAACTGTAACCAAGCTGGAAGTAATGGCGGTGCATCTTATAATGGAGCGGTCGCAGGTGGTTCTGGTAATTTTGGAAGCACTGGTGGATCAGGCTCACAGGGTTCAGGCGGCGGCGGAGGTGGTGCACAACCACAAACCTCTGGTGGTGCCGGTGGCACAGGAGAGATTGTTTACAGGTTTTTACGTGTAACCTAATTTATGTTTCTAGACAATTACTACTACTATTTTCAAAAAGCTTTGACTACAGAGTTTTGCGACAAGATCATTGAAACAGGTAAATCAAAAATAGTTGAAAAAGCAAAAATACATGACGAAAGTTTGAAAGCTCGAGATTCCTCTATCGCATGGATGGAGGAAGAGTGGCTATATCAAAACATAGAACCGTTTATACAAGAAGCAAATAAACGTGCAGGTTGGAATTTTGAATGGGTGGGTTCTGAAAAGTGTCAGTTTACTATTTACAAAGAAAATCAATATTACGATTGGCACCAAGACTCACATAATAAAATGATTGATGGTAACATCAGAAAATTATCTGTCACCGTATCTTTAGAGGATGGTGATGCATATGAAGGCGGTAATCTGGAGTTTGATTTACGTAACAGAGAGGACAGCAAGTCCGTAATTTTATCAGCGAAACAGGCAAGAGAAAAAGGCTCTATTATAATATTTCCCTCTTTTGTCTGGCACAGAGTAACACCAGTAACAAAAGGCACACGATACTCTTTAGTGATATGGAGTGTAGGCCCACCATTTAGATAGAAAGGACGATATGTTAAAAGGTGATTTAAAAGACCACGATATAAGATTGTACTTAGGTATGCCTATGTACGGAGGTATGTTAGGAGAGAACACATTACATGGTGTATTGGGTCTCCAAGCATGGACCTCGGCCCAGGGCGTAGGTATGAAACTACAAACAATGGGTAATGAATCATTAATAACTAGAGCACGAAATACTATAGCTACTATGTTTCTAGATGATCAAAATTATGTAGGGACACACTTATTATTTATTGATGCAGATATTGGTTTTGTGCCAGAAAATATAGAGAGATTAATTAGAGCTAATAAAGACATTGCTTGCGGTATATATCCACGGAAATGTATTCATTGGAATCAAGTAAGAGACGCAATAAAAAGAAATCCTGATATTAGTGATGAGGAGCTATCATATAGATCGCTTGGATATAACCTTAATTTCAAAGATCCAAAAAATATACAGCTTATAGCAGGTTTTGTTGAAGTCATGGAAGCAGCAACTGGTATGATGCTCATAAAACGTGATGTGTTAAAGAAAATGCAAAAGGCATATCCTGAGCGTAAATATAGATCTGATCAGATAGTTAATGGTCAAAGATTTAAATCAGACAATTGTTTTGATTTATTTGGTGTTGGTAAGATTGACTGGGATGAAGAAGAACGATATCTAAGTGAGGACTATTATTTTAGTAGATTATGGTCTAAGATAGGCGGTAAGATATGGGCTGATGTAGCTGCACCTTTGACTCATCAAGGCAATATGCACTTCAAAGGCCATGTAGGAACAATATTTAGCATAGCTGATGACACTAACAAAACTAAAACTCAAACCGGGGATAAACAAACAGACAAGTAATCTTGGTGCTTCTGGCACATTTACTGATTGTGATAATATTCGATTTAGATATGGTTTACCGGAAAAAATAGGTGGTTGGGATAAAACCACAGCAAATACATTAATAGGTGTTGTAAGAGATCAACATGCCTGGGTTGCATTAGATGGCACGAGATTAGCGGCTCTCGGCACAGATAAGAAGCTCTACATTTATGCTAATGACTTGCTCTATGATATCACACCAATAAGACAGAGTAACACTGCCAGCGGCATTTTTACCACTACTAATGGATCAGCAAATGTCACCGTAAATGTAAACGGACATGGTGCAAATGAGGGTGACATAGTTACTTTTTCTGGAACAACTGGTTTATCCGGCACAAGTTTTACAGCAGAAAATTTTGATAGAAGTTTTGAAATTCAAACAGTATCTGGCACAAACACTTTTGTAATACAGCAAGACGCTAATGAGAGCACTGGATCTGCAACTACAGGCACAGCCACCGCTAAATTTGATATAAATTCAGCACCAGCGTCCTCTACTTTTGGTTATGGTTGGGGTACGTCAACATGGAACACAGAGACATGGAATACACCAAGGTCATCATCATCTGTGACATTGAATGGTCGTGATTGGTCAATTGATAATTTTGGTGAGTTGATGATTGCAACAGCGCTTGATGGCTCTACATTTCAATGGTCCCCTACATCTGACGGTTTGACTGGTAAAGCCAGTGCAGTCACAGGTGCACCTACGGCTAGTAAGTTTTCTTTAGTATCTACTCCAGATAGACACTTAATATTATTTGGCACAGAAAAAACTATTGGAACAGGTGGTTCACAAGACCCTTTACTTTTAAGATTTTCATCACAAGAAGATATAAATACCTACGAACCACGGGCCACGAACACTGCAGGATCACTACGTATACAAGATGGTTCTACAATTATTGGTGCAGATAAAGCACGTGGTCAAATTTTAGTTTGGACTGATACCTCGCTTCACGGACTACAGTTCATAGGGCCACCATTTACTTTTGGTCTAAGCCAATTAGGTAAAAATTGTGGATTACTTGGACAACACGCTGCTGTGGTTGTGAGAGACGTAGCTTATTGGATGGGTCAGAATGCATTCTTTGTATTTGATGGTACAGTCAAAAAATTGCCATGTAGTGTCGATGACTTTGTTTTTGAGAACATAGATCTTACACAAACAGATCAAATCTTTGCAGGCGTGAACACAGAATTTGCTGAAATAATTTGGTTCTACGTAACTAACCCTGACAACTTAACTAACCCTCAAATAAATAAATGTGTGGTTTATAATTACCTTGAGCAATCTTGGGCTGTTGGCACATTAAATAGAACAAGCTGGGTAGATAGAGGTGTATTTTCAAATCCTCTTGCCACAGAATATTTAACTGACTCTGTCGCCAATGCTACACCTACTGTAATAGGTTTATCTGACGGTGTATCTAAATATTATAGACACGAGTTTGGTACAGACGATGATGGCTCTGCTATGCAAGCTTTCATTCAAAGCGGAGACTTTAATATTGATGAGGGTGGCGAGCAGCTTATGCGTATTGCTAGATTTATTCCAGACTTCAGAGATCAAACAGGTAATGTCAGCGTTACTTTTAGTTTTAAAAACTACCCTTATGGTAACGTAGTTAGTCAAACAGCTACAACAGTGCAAACTACAGACATAAAAAAAGATTTAAGAGGTAGAGGTAGACAAGCAAACTTTAGAATAGAGAGCAACGTTTCTGGTGGTAATTTTAAAATGGGCACATTTACAATAGATGCTTTCCCTGATGGTGGTAGATAATGGCTAAGATTGCACAAACAAGATTTCCTGACCCACCAGATAATTACGATCCAAGATCTTTTGCTGAACTAGTCAGACAATTGGAGCAATTAATACTACAATTAAATTTTTCTTATCAGCAAGACAATGCTGATGAGCAAACGAGAAGGGCGTTTTTCTTTGGATAATGGCAGACGTATTTAAAAGATTTATATCTAATTTAACATCTACAAATTTGACTACGGTATTTACTGTGCCACAAGCAGATGTATCAGCATCTCCACCGGTGCCCGTGTCAACATTTGTAGTCAAGAGTTTATCTGTTCACAATTATCATGCATCAGACAGTATTACTGTGACTATTACACATAATAATGGCTCTGCAGACTTTGAGGTAGATGAAGTAGATGTCAGTGCTACGGACACGACTACAAGACAGGATGTGAAGGTTTTTGAGGCAGGAGATGCATTAAAAGTGACAGCTAATGCAGCAAACAAGGCTATGATTACAGTATCACTGCTTGAAATTAAACAACAACAATAGTACAAATAGAGGGTAATATGAGCAC